AACTCCTTTTTTAATTTGGTTACTTTTGATAAGATTTCTATTTTTTCTGAAAATGTATATTCAGATAAATTTTTCATACCTTTTTCTATTTCAGTCTCAACTGTATCTTTATAAGATTTTATATCTAAAGCATTTGATATATCTGGTATAACTAATTCATCATAAATTCTGTTATACCATCTATTTGCAGTAGCAGTTGATATTTTAAAATGTGACTCAAAATACTTGATACAACTAGCTCTTGTTTCTTTTTTATCAAGATAATCCTGAGCTAAATCTTTAGCTTCTTCTCTTGATTCTTCCCATTTATCTGTAGGTAACATTATTCCTCCTTCCTTATTTCATCAAATTCATAGTTATAAAACATATCATCTTGATGTACGTCACTATATTTATAGTGACCATTATTGTATTTTGCTATCGCTTCATCTTTTGATTTAGCTTCGATATAAATATCGTTATAACCAATAAATCTTTCTTGAATAATATATTTCATTTATTTATTCTCCAAAAATGTTTTAAATAAATATTCTTTATATCCTTTTCTACTTCCATATATACCTTTTACAGTTCTATTATCAGGGCTTATACCTGATCTCCATGCTTTACAATTCATAGGGATATTTTCGCTAATAGCTATCAATATTTCCTTTAAATTCCATGAGTTAGCATCATGTTTAAGACATAATCCTAATTCATTTAATTTTTGACCTAACTTTATATAACTTACTGGACTATTTGAAGCAAAATCTCTCATTTCATGCTTAATTTCATAGCTATGCCAGTATTTAACAAAAGTAAAACTAAAAATTTTACCATCTTTTTGTTTTTCTTCATGCAACCAAAATCCATTATCTAATAATGTTTGGGTACAATTTTCACTGATTTGTATTTTCATAATTCATCACCTTTATATCCCTTCTTAAAATAATCTTCAGCAGTTAACTTACATGCTTCAAATTCGCAAGGAGTTAGTCCAGTACCAAACCAGATAATATCTGATTTAAGTTTCTCATCTAACAAACTATTATTAGAATTGTAAAACTTTAAAAAAGTTTTTACTAATGCTAACTTTTGATTTTTACCATCAAGAATGTCTTGATCTTCTACTGGAGTAGTTGATATACACTCACTTGTATAAGTAGCATAAGGATCTAATTTTCTTATAAAGTTGTTTTCATCAAGTTCAATATATACTACTCTTTCTGGTATAAGTAGTTTCTGATTAAACTTTCTTTCATACTTAGTTCTGACGTTTGTCAAATCACAGTCTTGTTCAACATAAACAAAATCTGTTTTTTTATCGTAGTAAGAAAATTCAGAAATTTGAAACATTTCCATTTCAAGTCCTTTAATTATTTTTAAAGGCATTTCTAACCATCCATGAGCAGGATCAGAATAGAATTTAAATAAGTGTTCTTTTGGATTCATGATTTCTCCCATAGTTTTGAATGTGATATATACCAAATAATGTTTTGAAGTTTCTTTATTTCTTTTTTGTTTAGTCTTATATCTAAATTGCCTACAGTTTTAGGCAAGTCACTATTCCATATAAGTAAATTACTTGCTGAATCAAATATTTTAGAATAGGTTTTTTCTATGTGTCTATCCATAATTAATACTCACATTCAAGGATTTTTCTAAGCATTACTTCGTCATTCATGCTGATAGCTTTCTGAATATTTAAATTCTCTAAACATTCATTAGGATCAATAAGGTATTCACCCATTATTGATAGATATAAAAACCGATTCATAGGCTTTTTTAATTCAGTTGGTTTCATTTAAACTGGTATGTTTATGTAGGTTATTATAAGTATATATATTCTAAATTGCAAGTTTTAAAATATATATAAAAACAGACTTTTTTAAGTCTCTTTATTAGTAAACTTGTTAAATAATTTAAAAAGTTCTTTTTGTTGTTTACTTACATCTATTATTAATTTTTTATTTGTTTTTATATTTCTTTCTCTTTCTTCTTTTGTTTCTTCCATTAAAAAACCATCATTAATGTAATTTTTACAGTATTGAATGTTTTCTTTATTTAATAAAAACTTATCTTTTATAAGTTCAGTAATTAAAGTTTGTTGTTCTTTTGTTAAATTCATTTTTTTATTCTCCTTTTAATTCATCAATAATTACTTGAAATTTTTCTTCAGGGATATATATATCCCATAGCTCATTGTTTAATGTATCTGAGTTACTAAGATATTCTGCGCCTAGAATATAAACCAACATATTAAGCAATTTAAAAGGATCGCTTAAATCTGTTGTAACTTCTCCAAAATTAAATTCTTCATACTCTTTTACCTTTTCTATTGCTTTAAATACTCCGTATTCCTCTAAATATTTTTCACATTCATGAGTATAAATACAAAAATAATCTGTATTAAAAATTTCATGATGTAAATCACAACCATAAATAGTTGAATTTTCAGAATTTTCTTTTAAAAAGTTAATAGCGGTTTCCCTGACTTCTTTAATTAATGTTTGAGTCATAATTGGTAAAGAACTTAATTAAAATTATACATGATAATGACGTTAAAGTAATGTTATTATTTAACATTCATGATATTTTCATTCACCTTAAAAATTCATTCAATCACCATTTATTATTAACTTACTATTATTATTTATTTTTTTATTTTTAAAATAATTTTTTTAAATTTTTTTTTTTTTTTTTAATAAATTTTTTTTGTATAAAATTTTACATCAAAAATTTTAAAAAAAATTTTACAGGAAAAATTCTCCAGTAAAAATATTTTTCTACTGGAGATTTTATTTTAATAGATTTTAATTATAAATATAACCTACTTCTTTATCATCATTGTTTATAATTTCTTTTTGCTCTTCTTTAGTCATTTTATAAATTTTAAAACTGCTACAACTTTCTGCTAGTTCAGGATTAAGACAATTAAAAGCAAAATTATATGGATCTTTATCAAAATACTCTGTCATTTCTTCTTTATCAAGATATACACTAACTTTTAAGTCAGTACCTCTTTTTGTATAATCAAGACCAACCGCATCAACTAACTCTAGATAATCTATATCTAGAGTAAAGATGATTTTTTTTAATCCTGGTGTTTTCATTGTTTTAAATCTCCTTAATTAATTTGTTTGTTTCGTTGATATAGTTGCATGCAGACTGAATACCTACATTACACCTGTTTTCTACTGATTTATTAAGACCTGATGACAGGCCAAAATAAAAAAGTATTGAAGCTATAAAAAGCAGATAGTAAAATTGAAATTTCATTTTTTATTTTTCTTGTTGATGAATTTTCTTATTAGTGATCTTGTAAAACTGGAAAGATTAACCTCTCCAGTTTCAGCAAGTACCAGAGCAACATATTGTGAATGAAGCTCTGGAGGTAAAGTGCATTTTATTTGTAAGTTTTTAGTCTGTTTCATTACTTGTTAACCTCACTTTTGAAGTTATCAACTAGCCAACTTTCTAGCTCTGCTCTTTCTTCTTTCTCTAGTTTGTTAATCTCAGTAACTACTGATTTAAAAATTTCTAGTAAGAATTTTTTATCTCTGTCATATTTAACAGAAAGATTATTGATATTACTAAGAACGTGATTCTTAATATTTTCTTGATCCAAATAAATCGTTAATTCTTTTGAATCGTTGCCAATAGTCATGTAAGCAGAGTAAGAGCAAAAACTAAATTTTACTTTCAGCTTTTCTGTTCTTAGTGTTTGGTTGTCCTCAGTGGGAAATAAGTTAATAGAGTTCATTTTCTGGTATGAAAAAATAATTTTTGTTTGTATTAAGTTAAGCAATCCGTAAATTAAAAAGATAGAAATAATTATTTTCTAAGCTAGAAAAAATTACAGCTCCTAAAGTCATAATTTAAGAATTTACTTAACTATATTTAATATAGCATAATGCATACCTAAATAGTAAACAAAAATAACAGGAAGTATAAATAAATTATTAAGAGTACAAATTTTTACCTAGTGGTATTTTTTATAAACTTCTATGGACTTCTTTTTACTTCTATGTTCTCAGAGTGTCCTCTGGTCCTCTGTGTGGACTTCTTTTTACCTCTTAGGTCTATTAGTTCATATAGGTCTTTTTTTTGGACTTGCAGGGGGTGTAGGTACAAAAAAATTTTTTGCTAGGCGGTAGGCGGGGAACTTAAATATATTCTGACTAATTTTTTGGTTCAACTTTTATAGAAAGTTCTGGAGCTTGGATATTAACTGTTTCTATAGATTCGCCAATAACTTTACCTAGACTATCGAGAATTTGAGCTGCGGTTTGGAGTTGTCCTTTTTTAACTGCTTTGTTAAAGAGGCGGATACGCATAGCTTGTAGGCGAGGAAGGAGAGCTTCTCTATCTTTTTCCCAATCTTCGTTATTCCAAACTTTAACTCTGTCCCAATCATGCCATGCGGTAGTTTCGGAAATATTTTCGATTGAAGCGTGTTCTATAACTAATTGGCGAGTAGTTTTACCTTCAAGTTGCCGAGCATATAGTCTTTGGGAACGTTTTAGGACATCTGAGATTGTAGAGCGAGTTCTTTTTTTAGCAGGATTAGCGAGAGGATTATTGATAATGTTATCTGGAAAAGTAGAGGAAGCCACAGACTTGATCTTAGTAGTATTTAGTTGAATGATAACTTAAAAGTAAGTAAATAGGCTATAAAGGAGGGGTATGAGTTGTATTTTTTGTTAATTTTATGGCTGTAAGTGAAAAAAAGAAGAGTGAAATAAGTTTAAGGTATGCCCAGGGTGAGGTATTTAATAGTGATAAGAGATTTAGAGTACTGGTAGCTGGTAGAAGATTTGGAAAGTCATACCTTTCTTGTATAGAACTATTGAGAGGAGCTATTAATAGGCCAGGGGAGGTTTATTTCTATTGTGCTCCTACTTACAGGATGGCAAAAGATATTGCATGGAAGGAATTGAAGAGGTTGACACCGAAGGTATGGATTCAAAGTAAGAATGAAACAGATTTGAGGTTGGAATTAATTAATGGATCGACTATTGAGTTGAAGGGAACTGAAAATGCTATGGCATTGAGGGGTAGAAGTCTTGCTGGTGTTGTATTGGATGAGGCAGCATTTATGGATCGTGACGTTTGGGCTGAAGTAATAAGACCTGCATTAGCAGACAAACAAGGATGGGCACTGTTTATTAGTACACCAGATGGAACTGCGAGTTGGTTTTACGATATGTGGTGTTATTGCGGAGAAAAGGAATGGGA